AGTCAAGGCCGAAGCACCGAAGGCTAGGAGCGCAGCGACGACGCCTGGCAGGTGCGGAGAGCGAAGCGTGCCTTGATCTTGGGGTTAGCAGCGAAATAAGCTCACGCAGCGGTTCGCCGCCTCGCCCGGAGCAGCGAACATATAGCAGTAAGCAGTAAAGGAGAAAGAAATGGGAGCAGCAGACAGTTTCAAAGTAGATAAAGAAAAAACAAAGAACCTGCTCAGCGGAGGAGTAGAGTACAGCCTCGCAGCTAAAATTCTTGGCTGCGATGTCTCCTATCTTTCTCAGCTCATGTCTGATCCTGAATTTGCTGCAGAAGTGACCGCTCGGCAGGTTGCAAACGCAGGGGACCAAGTTCAGATTACACGTAAGATCACGGAATTGCAGCTCAAAGCACTGGAAAAAATTGAGCGGCTACTTCCGTTTGAATCTGACCTTGCCGAGGTTCGCCAGTGTTTTAAGGTGCTGAATTCTGCTACTCTTAGAACTCCTGATGTGAACCCGGACGCTGGCAAAGACCAGCAAGTAGTAAATCTTCGCCTGCCCCAAGCTATTGCCCTCAATTTCAAAGTAGACATAAATAATGAGGTGATTCAAGCCGGAGAACAGGCGCTTGTAACCATGCCATCTCAGATGCTGCTGAAGATGGCGATGGAGAAAGGCCATGCAAATGGACAAGCCCTCGAAAAACTTGCAGGACGCCTTGGTCAAGTCGAAGCTGCGGTGCCAGTTGAAGGTACGTATGTCTCTTCTCAAGGATCTGCAAAAAGTTCCAACCCGAACTTCGACGATGCTGGCGATGCTTAAAGTTTCTGATGGCGACGCGCACCGCCAACAAGTCATGCGCACGCAGCAAGAAATCAAAGCACGTGTGGCGCGGCAAACCTTGGAGAAATCCAAGCAGCAGCTTGCTGCGCTTCTCGGAAAGAGCAAAAATGGCAAATAATTTCGAGGATCTTCTCGGGATTACGCCTACCGAGCTTAAGCAGGTAGAAGCCGCGCTTGCTAAGTCGCACACGGCAGCAACAAGCGCAGCTCCGGAGGTCTTTGAGGCTACCGAGGCTGCGCTCAAACAAGAAAGCTTTGACCGCCTTCAAGTAATTGAGCTGGCGAGATCTGATCTTAACTTTCTGGCAAGTCTTTGTATGCCAGATGTTATGGAAGCTAGGTTCCCGCCGGTTCTGTGTTTGGCCTTCCAGATGGTTGTGGAAGGTCTTATGTCCCCGAAAGCTTTTTTCCGCCTCGCTTTAGGGATTCCGCGCGGCCATGCAAAAACTACACTGGTCAAATTGATGATCGTGTGGGCGCTTTGCTTCAGCCGTAAAAAATTCATTCTTATTATTTCTTCTATCGAGGACCACGCTGTCAACATTATCCGCGACGTTATCATGATGCTGGAAGATAGCAACATGACAGCGGTTTTTGGGTACTGGAAAGCCACGGTAGAAGTAAATCAGAACGCTGAAAAGATTTTTACCTTCCAAGGAAGGCGCGTAGTTCTTAAAGGCGTAGGCGTAGGTGGCAAGGTTCGCGGCTCTAACCAGGGCCATGAGCGCCCGGACTTCATGATTTTTGAAGATACGCAGACGCGCGAAGCAGCAGACTCTGAGGTACAATCAAAAGCTATCGAGCAGTGGATGTACGGTACAGCCATGAAGGCGAAATCGCCTAAAGGCTGCGTGTTCCTGTTCGTAGCTAACATGTATCCCACCCCGCACAGTATTCTTCGCAAGCTCAAGAATAATAAAAAGTGGGTCAAATTTATTTGCGGTGCTATTCTCGCTGATGGCACTGCGCTGTGGCCAGAAGTACATCCTATCGACGCTCTACTTGACGAGTTTGAGCACGATACGGAAGCAGGAAAGCCTGAGATTTTCCTGTCTGAGCTGATGAATGAAACTGATATAGCGCTCAACAGCTCATACGACATTACCAAATTCAAGGTTTTTGATGCGAACCCTATCGTAGATATTCCGCAGGCTAGATTCATTGTAATTGATCCAGCAAAGGGTGGAAATACTACTGGTGACGCAGTAGGCATAGGTTATTGCGAGCTTTATGACGGCATACCTGTGTTGTCTGCCGTGGTGACTGAGCGTTTTACGCCGCTGCAAGCAATATATGCGGCTCTCACGCTCTGCTTTTCCACTGGCGCAAGAGTTATAGGGTGCGAATCAAATGCCTACCAAGCAACTTTTCTGTTTTGGTTCAATTTTGTTTGTGAGCAGCTCGGCGTCAACGGGATCCATTTCGTTGAGCTGTACAGCTTACACAGATCTAAGAACGCACGAGTAGCAGACACCATCAAAGCATTGGAAGCTGGAGAAGTTATGCTTACTTCAGCTACAAAGACTCCCGTTTTGAAGCAGGTTGTTGAATATAATCCGCTCAAAACTAAGAACGTGGATGAGGTTCTCGACCTCTTGAGCTTCATTCGCGCGATGGTGCAAGATTACAGGGTTCTTGCGGAGTCACAAGAAACCCTAGAGATTCAAGAAAGCGTGAAACTCAAGGTTGCCAGCCTTGAAGCAACTTCAGCATTTTAACAAGGGGACACACCGTGGCTCTCATCAAACAGCGATTCGCCCACACAAACAGCTCGTTGCATCGTACAATCCTGCGTAAGGTTTTGGACGTGCAGACAGAATTCTGGAAGGATTCTGCGCTCCGAGAAAATATGGAGCTGATCGACAAGTATTATGCGCGCAGCTATGGCGTTACCCAGGAACAACTCAAGGCGCGGCTCGCAGCTATTCGAGGGGAAGCCTTCAGGATACAGAATTTCATTGCGCCGATTGTTTTGCCGCAGGTTGAATCTGCGCTCGGCTACCTGGATTCTGTGTTTCTCACCGGCCATCCGATCATTTCTGTAGGCGCGCCTCCGCAATATGCCGATGCTGCGCTTGCATTCGGTACCATCATCGAGAACAACTCGCATACTGCGGGCTGGGCGCGTAACTTGCACATGATGTTCCGTGCCGGCCTCAAGTATTCAATCGCCGCTGCTGAGGTGGACTGGGAGCAGCGTCGTCAGGCCAACATCGTCAATAGCGGACCTGACGCTCGCACGGAAGAACTGTACTGGAAGGGCAACGTTGTTCGCGCGCTCGACATGTACAATACCTTCTACGATCGGCGCGTGAATCCTGTTGACGTGCCGGAACGTGGAGACTACGCCGGTTACATCGTGCCCATCACTGCGTGCGAGTTGCGTGAATACATCAACCAGCTTGGTACCGACGTTCACGGTGCCATCGTTGAAGCTGCTATCAACTCGAAGTGGATCAGCGGTCACTCCGATCAAACGAGTTCGCAGTTTTACGTTCCGAACGTAAACTATGATCTTACTGGAACCGACAAGGCGGAGCGAGCAAACGGCGAAACTGACTGGTCCAAGTTCTTCGGCACCGGCGAAACACGTACGGTAGGTAATCTGAATTACTCAGATTCTTATCTGAAAACCGTTTGCTACATCCGCATCATTCCTGAGATGTATCCGGGCCTCAACGCCGCAGAACGCAAAACTCCTCAGATCTGGAAGGTTGTAATCATCAACAATTCTGTGATCATTCAGATGCACCGTCTGGAAAATGCTCACGGGATGCTTCCGATTCTGTTTGTTCAGCCGCTGGAAGACAATCTGGGCGGGCAGTCTCTTTCGTTTGCTGAGCACCTTATCGACATGCAAGATCTGTCGTCAGCATTCTGGAATGCCGTGCTTGAATCCAAGCGGCGAGCTGTGAACGATCGAGCAATTTACAATCCGCTGTATCTCAATCCGGCGGATGTGAATAACCCGAACCCCGCAGCTAAGATCCCGTTGCGCAATTCTGCGTACAACAAGGATCTCAATAACGTGTATTTCCCGATACCGTATCGTGATGACCAATCTGCCAGCTTTGTTCAATTGGCTGAAGGGATGTACCGTTTCAGCAACCAGATTACCGGCAACAACCCGGCCAAGCAGGGGCAATTCGTAAAGGGCAACAAGACGTTGCGCGAGTACGAAGATGTCATGGGCAACTCTGACATTCGCAATCAAATGATGGCGATGGTTATCGAGTTCCAGTTCTTCATGAAAATGAAGGAAGCCATCAAGCTCAACACGCTGCAATTCCAGGAACGGGCCACGTATTTGAATGCAGAGGAAGAACAGCTTGTTGAGATTGACCCGGTAAAGCTGCGGCAAGCTGCGGTATTCTTCAAAATGTCTGATGGTATGTTGCCGTCGGACAAACTGCTCAGCACCGAGGAACTTACTGTGGCATTTCAGACCATGCAAGCTATTCCTGCAATTGGCGCAGAATATCGTGTTGGTGAGGTTTTCAGCTATTTGCTCAAGTCGCGCCATGTCGATCTTCGCCCGTTCAAGAAGTCGCGGATTGAGTTGCAGTATGAGCAG